TTATAAAAGTTTGTATATTGTTTAAATGGAGAGTAATCGGAAACCCAAAATTGATTAAACCATTGCGAGTGACTTTCTGGAGTTGGAGTTCCGGATAAGAAAATCATTGGCAATTTAGAATAACGTTTTTTAAATAGCTGAGCGACTTTATTCGGTTTTGGAAACGCTCCATATTTGTGATGCTCATCCGAAACGACTAAGTCAAAATCATTATCGTCAATTTTATGTAAACTTTGATCGTTTATAATTACAATTTCAAATTCATAACCAAAATTAAAGTGATCTCTCTCAATACTCGAAATCGCTTTTTTCTTAGTCACAAATAATACTTTTTTAGCTCCAAAGAGTTTACAAGTTTCCAACGCAATCGCTGTTTTGCCTGTGCGGACTTCGCAGCAATAGTAAACTATTTTTTTATGCGTTAAAATCTCGACTCCCTCTTTGGCTAATTTTGACTGATAATCTCTAAGTTGTAGCATAATTAAAAAGCTAAGTCGTTTTCGTCTTCAACCTCTGTAATAAATCCGTTAATCGAAAATTTACGAATACCTCCGTTTGTAGTGTCTTCTCGTTTCCATTGCTTAAATTCAAAGTAAGTACCCAACCAACGACCAAACCAACTGACATTCATATTTCGAGGCATCTCTCTAGATCCGTCGGCATACGATTGCATTATCTCCTTAGTTGTATAAAAATAATCATTTTTCCATAAATATTCATTCTCGCAAAAATCATAAAAATCCTCGCAAGTGTTTGCAATTAATTTTTTGGTTTTACCGGTTTTTAATTCTGAGTAAATCAAACCATTTTTAAAATACTTTTGAATGTTTGAAATCATATAATTAAAAAATGCGTTCCACTCTTCCTCATTCCAGCCGTCAAAAAACATTTTACCAAACTCGTTAACCGGTTTATATTTTTTTGAGTAGTGTCTAAATAATTCAATTTCAATTTTACGCGCGTCGTGAGAGTCTCCAACTCCGGATAAAATATAATTTGAAGTAAATAATATTTTAGGACTTTTATAAAATGGTATTTCAATCGGTTGCAAGTTCTTTTTGTTTAAAGTCAAGTTTCCTGTTATTATACTGAATAACGTCTCAAATTTAAATGACCTCTCCATATCGTCAAAGCAAATGATATTATCGTCGAGGTTAATTGTTTGATAAGGGAATTGACCTTTATTATTAAATTCCTTACCATTTAACGTCACCATTTTACGCAAATGTCCTAGCGCCTTAGATATTAAAGTTTTACCAGTTCGTCCGCTTGGATTGTCATTTAAAGTCTCATCGTAGTAAACAATCGCCAATCCCTCGTCTTGTTTTTTATAGGTATTTAATAAGTAACCGATTGAGGTTTCAAGCGCTATTTTTCTGCTCTGATCCTGGTTGGAGATATTTAAAATAAAAGTTTCAAAATCGGACTTGTCTTGAGTGATTTTAAAATTATAGTCTATTATGTTTTTTTGCCAAACAAAGCCTCCGATATTAATGTAATCGATAAAATTAACCGAGTCAATTTTTACCTCAACGACTTTATTTTTAAAAAATAAATAAGACGTTTCGGCTGAGTCTCGGATCATTGTTAATTCCTTTGTGTCGAGTTGGTTTAAATATCCCTCTGTAAATTTTGTCGTTGACTTAGCAAAGAAATTATAGACTTGCATGTCAACCTCAATAACGTGATTAAGTACAAAATCTTTGATTTGCACCTCGTTAACTTCGTTTATAATATTATTGTAAACTTTGACAAAAGTAAACTCTTTGTCATTTAGTTGGACTTTATAAAAACCTCGATTTTCTAAAAACAATTTGAATTTGTAATCGTTTAAAGAGAGCTTTCCATTTTTATCGGTATCCCAAAAAACCAAAAAATCGTCCTCAAAATCGAAATCGATTAACTCCTCAATATCTGTATCCGTTAATCCGTCTTTGCGAAATTGTTTTTTGGCTTTTTGCACCCCCTTTTTTAGTATTTCCTGAGCCTCCCTGATTTTATTATCGTCAACCAAAGTAAGGCTGTCAAACTCGCTCGTATTTTTATAAGCGCTATTTATAATAAGTTCTAGTTCCGAGTCAGTAAGTCCGGCTGAGTAATAATTTTTAAACATTCCAAACGCCTCGTCTTTTGGAAGTCCGGCTCTATTTAATCCGGAGGCCAATTTAAAAAGATTGTTATTTCGTTCTCCAGCGTTTAAGGTAAATTTTTTATTAAACCATTTTATAATTACGTCAACCTTTTTTGAGGTATCGTTAATTTGAAAGTGAGTTGGATAATTATTTTTGCGAGTTATTTCGGTAAACTCATTTTTTAAAATCCATACTTTTGAATTATGATTAATAAACAAGTCCGGATCAAAGCTCTCATAACAAACTCGAGATATATCTTTTGTCTTTGTATCGAGGTTTGTGTCAAAAGTTTCGCAAAGAGCCTCATAATATTTTTTATGATTTTGAATTTCGGCTGGTATTTTTACGATTGCCTTAACTCCGTTTCCTGACGGACTTATAAAAGCGCTATAAATATACTCGTTATCCTGTAAGCTATCGCGTAAACAAACCGCATCGTCAACGTCGTCGAAATCCAAACACGCAAAACCGGAATGAGTGACGCAATTTTTTGCAGCTCGTCGAGAAAATTCGCCACTAAAACAAACGGACTTTAATTTACCTTTCGCCTGGTTGCGTTTCTCTTTGTCATTTATCAATCGTAAAGACTCAATTTTATTTTTATTACTTCCGTCTTTAAAAGATAATAGTACATTGTCAATCTCATCAAAAAATGGATTTTCAACTTCTGTGATTTTTGAAAATATTGTTATCATAATTACTTTGCTGTTCCGTTAAATTTATAATAGTAAATGTCATTTTTTTTAGTCATAAAATCTAAAATGACAACTCCAAAATCGTCGTAGTCTGGAGTCAAAGTTAACGGGATGCAATTATCGACGTCAATCGATTTTAATAATTCGTTGTAAGCGCTCGAGTGAATAAGTTTTGAGCTAAAAGTTTTGGAGTCTAAGTCATCAAATACGCTCTCCATTTCGTATTTGTTTGTGATAAATAATTTCATAAATAAATAAATTTAAAAAGGGATAAATCCACCAACTTCGACACTGGTTTCATTATCCCTTAGTAATAATGTTTTCTTTGATTGTCGAAGTGGTACAAATATATAAATTTATTTTTAATAAACTAACTTTTTTTAATATTTTTTTTAAAAACAGCATAATACACTTAAAAGACAGCATTTCATTTTTTTGCTGTTGTACTGATAGCGTGGGTTTACATTACATTTTGACTATAAAAAACAGCAAAACAGCATTTTTTTACTTTTTGACGAAAAATATTTTTTTTTTACCTTTTATAAAATATATATATAAGAGAGGCGTTTTTTTGTGTTTTGCTGTTTTGCTGTTTTGAGCAAAAAAAAGGAGGACATAAGCCCTCCTAATTAACCAACAATTAACCAACAATATTAAAAATCTAAATCGTCCTCCTCGATAGTCTCTTCGACTACTTCGTTATTGATAGGCTCAGCCTTTGTTAAATACGTTTTTAAGTAAGCCTCTAACGTATTGAATGCCTCGTCGGCTAAGTCTGCCTCGGACTCGCTTAATGACTTATCAAACTCAAAGCCTGGCGTCGTATATTTAACAGCTCCCTTTTTGCCGTCTACGGCTTTGGCTACGACAACCCACTCGTCCGTTAAACGTGAGCGAGTCTTTGCTGTGAAATCTCCATAACTTTGGCACGCTGCGCCCTTAAGTTGTAAATTAGCGATTGAGCCGTCTTCGAGCATACAATAAACGCTCTTAACATAATGACCTCCGGCAGCCTTAATTTTCTCTTTAATGTCTTTGTATAAACCCTTAGCGATTTCGTTTCCTTTGAATGGTTTGACAACCATTTCGTCGCGTGAGATAAATTTCACCTCGTTGGAATTGATTTGACTCGAGCTTGCGTCGTTCCAACCTTTAACGGTATGGAGTTCGTCTAAGACTAAAAATTTAAAAGGCAAAGGGATTGCGACATTTTCTTTGGTTTCTTTGTCGTAATAACTGAAACCTTTGTCATTTGATTTCCACTCAATAAATTTAGTTGAGGGATTTGTTTGTGGTTGTGCAAACGCTTGTCTGCGGTTTGAAATTGTACTCATAATTTTATTTATTTATGGACTCAATAGATGCTCGTGAATCCTTCGAGCTGTTATTATGATTTAGCAAATATATAAAAATTTATATTAATATTAAAGAAGTTTTATTTTTTCTTTTACCTTTTAAAATTCTACTTAAATTTTTAATGTTATAAGTTTTTTCTGCGTCTACAATTGAATTATAAAAAATACCATTATTCAAATCCAAAACTATATTAATCCATTTTTTTGAATCAGACATTTTTTGTTTTGTTTCTTCAGACATTTTTTTACCTTTCCAATATTTAGCATTATTTTTTGAAATTTTATTTTTAGTTTCTTTTGTAACTATATGATTTTTTAATGATAAACTTATTTTATTTTTAATTTCATTTGAAATTATTATATTCTTTTTTTTATTTCTAATTTTTTCTTTTGACTCTTCGGTATGATTTCTTCCTAACCAATATTTATTATTTTTTTTAGATTGAGATATTTTATTTTTAGTTTCATTTGAAAATATTAATTTTAATTCGTTTGTTTTAGTTAATACACAATTTAATCCATTTTCTAATACATTATAATAATCTTGCCAATATCTTTCACGTTCATTTAATTTATTTATTTCACACTCTTCAATAATTTCAAATTTATGATTTTTTATTCCATATTTATTTAATGAATTATATAATTTAATTTGCGATTTATTTTTTTTATATAATTTTAAATAAGAATTAAATCTATTTTCAATATTTATACTTTGACCAATATAAATTTTATTTTTTAAATTTGTTATTTTATATATTCCAATCATTGTTATATAAAAAGCGCCCACAATTTCAAGCGGGCAGGCTTTACTTTTGTGAGCGTTTAAATTTATTTTTAATTTCTATTGAGCCTGCCCGAACAATAGAATTGCTAAATTATATAATTTTTTTTAATTAACAAAATTTTTCGGTATAAATTATTAACTCGCTCTGAATTAATACCTCGTTTATAATAAAAATTTAATACTCTTTTGATCCTGGTTAGTTCGCTTTGCTTACTCATAAACCGCCTCCAAATCTAAATAACGATAAGTATTTGTAAACTTGCCCCAGCTAACTAAAACCGGCAGCGCTGAAGTTCGTTTTTCGTTTTGAAACTCATTTCCTATTTCAACTATAACTCCGATTTTGTCGGTTGGATTGTGTTTGTCGATTTCCATTGCGAAAACGCTTGTTTCTTTTAGTTTTACTTTTTGACCTACTTTCATAATATTAAAATTTTAGTGATATTGAATTTTTGCGTGGAGTTGTTCCCACTTTGGGAACGTCGTTTCCGTATGCGTCAATTATTGTTTGTTTTTGAGCGAGCTTTAATAATTCAACCCTCGCATCCAAGTCGGCTTTCAATTGGCAATAAATCGGATCCTCGTTATAATTGATTGTGTCGCCTCCATTTGTCGGAACGAACTCAACTCCGTAATATTTCAATTTTTCAAATGGTAAATATTTGCGCATCTCTGAGTCTGCTGAGTTAATCACCTCTTTTAATCGGCAAATATTCGCCATAAATTGGTGTTTGTCAACGTGTCCGTTTTCGATTACATTGTCAACCATTCGCTTTCCTGTTAAGATTGCATCTTTTTTGGTGAAACTTGGCTCGTACATTGTGACGAATTGCTCCGAATTTTCTAAGAATAAATTTGAACTTGCTCCCATTCAGTTAATTTTTTGATAAGCGTTAGACATTTTTTCGTTATTTGAGTAGTGGACTGATTGGATTGTCTTACGCATCCATTTGTCGAATTTTTTAATTTGTTTTAATTTCTGATCCATTTTTTTAAGATTTTTTCAATTGTTAATTTAATTTCGTTTTCTGAGTCGATAGGAATTAACCTCTTTATTATTTTGGTTTGAGTTCCCTCTTTAAATTTGGACTTGCGCCCAGCGTTTTTTTTATTCATCGTCTTTTATTAATTCTAAAATATTACTAAGAGTCATTTCAATATCAAAAAATATACAAATTGAACTTGCCTCGCTAATTGTTAAGGCGAAAACGCTTTGATTTTGTGATAAGCTCAATTGAATTTTTTCAGCTGAGGTTGGAAATTGCTTTTTTACAATTTCTAATTTTTCTAAGTATTCCGGTTTAAGTCTGTCTAGTAAATTCATAATTTATAATAATAATTGATTAGTCTGTCCTGTATTGAAATTATTCTTTTTGCCTTGTTTAAGTTGTCGTTTAAATTTAAACCTAAGCTAACCATTTTAATATGATTTTGAAATTTAAGCTCTGCGTTCTCAATCATTTTTAAAACCGCAATTTTTTTTCTGTGTTCGTGAATTAGTCTTTTAGTGTCCATAACGTAAAATTATTTGGATTAAAAAATAACTCGCTGCAATTACGCAAAAGCTGTAATAAAATTTTTTTGTTTTCATAGTTTAATTATGTGTTTGTTAATAATAGAGCAAAGATATAAATTGATTTTAATTAAAAGCCCTTTAATTAAACTTTAACACAATATTAACATAGTTGAATTATACGCAATCGGGTATAATTATACGTATTTATTCGAATTTATACGCAAAAGGGTATAAAAAAACCACTTAAAAAAGTGGCTTTGATTTGCTTAGGTCTGTGACGTCTCCAGTTAAGCGAATAAATTTAATCTCTTATTAAGGTAGTATAAAATTAAAGCCAATAATATAAGCCAAAGCCACCAAAGTTGAGTGACGATTGAGATTTCTTTTTGTATTTCTTTGACGTTTGTTTTAGCTTGCGTGGTTGACTTAATATTTTCTTTGTGACTACTTTGTACTATTTCGTTTTTTAGTGTCTTATTTAGGCTGTTTTCACGTCTGTGACGTATTTTAGCATTAAGATACGAGGTTTTTTTGCCCTCGTTATCTATAATTATAAGCGCTTTTGTACTATCAATCGGCTCAATACAAAAATCACTAACAACTTTCTCGATATTATAAGCCGTATTTGTAACGATTTTAGTAGTGTCGGAGATGCTTACTTCCGTTTTTGTTGTCGTTTCTGTATTGCTTTTGTTTACTTTGCGAGTTCCGCAGCCAACTAAAAGCAATAATATTAATATATATCTCATTTATCGTATTTTATTTTCCACTATTCTAAGATTATTCACCTCATATTCTCCGGATTTCTCCACTTTAATATGAGCAAAGCCATTGTTCCAACTATTAAACGGCATATATTCCGGCTGTAAACCACATAAACAACCAACGCTCCAGGTTGTTGTTACGTTTCCACTTAAGGAAACCTCTGTATGTTCGGAAGTTCTATGGTGATGTCCTATTATTGAGCTTTCCTTAGCTTTCATATAAAGCCCTCTCGCCGGATTAACCGGAGGCGCAAACCCGCTAAAAAATTCGTGTCCGTGAAGTAGTGGCAATTTACCGGCTTTGGCTATTTGCTTACTTTTTACCTCTTGGACGCCAGCCTCTCCAAATCTTAAAATAGTTGAGAGTTCAAAATCCGGTATTCCTAAAAGTTCCGGCGCTTGTAACTTTAAAAAGTTTTGCCAACGATCCTCGTGGTTTCCAATTTTATAATAAATCGGAGCTTGAAAGTGATCCTGTAAATTCTTTAAAAAATTACGTGTCATTTCTAACTCGTCGGCTATATTCCTGAGACGTCTGTCTTTAATAAATCGGCTTAACATATACATGTCGATAGTATCGCCATTTAAATAAACGCAATCGACTTTCTCGCTTTTACCATAATCAATCGCTAATTTAAGAGCGTCGTTGTTTTGATAGGGAAAATGAATGTCGCTTAAAAATAAAATGTTTTTGTTTGGGACTATTACTTCGCTTTGTTTTTCATAGTCCGACTCTGGTAACTCAAAATTTTTTGTCATAAATTGTTTTTTTTCCTTAGTTGTTCTCTCCGATGTTGTTTGTTTTACATTCCTATTTAGTTCACCTCGATGAGATCTAACAATCCCTCGAGCGCTCTCTACACTATTAAAGTCAATTGGATAATCCGCAACCAATAAACGACTAATTGCGTTCGTGGATGCGTGTGGAAATTTAAGTAAATATTCTCTAACAATTTCACCTTTGTAAGTTACTTTCATATATTTGGATAAGTAATTCCGTTTTCAAATATAGTGATTTTTTTATCAATTAAACTTTTTAATTTTCTCCAATCATAATTAAACGCTTTTTGAAAATGTGGAGCGTCTTTAAATGACTTCCAATCGCCACCCCATTCCCAGCCTTTTGACTTAAAAAAACTAACTACAAATTGCCAATTTTTATCATTTTCCCAACTTGCACTCTCAAAAGTTCCGTCTGAGTTTTTATCGTATAACAAAACAATATCAAAAGCGAGTCCGTAATTATGAATGCTTTGAAATTTATCGGCGTTAGTTACTTTTGGCCTTTGTAAAAATAATTTTCTTTGCTCTTCCGGAGTTCTAAAAACGTAAGCAAAACGCAATCGAACATTTTTAGGTAATTTATTATTACATTCTATATAAGAATTTAATAATTCTTTTTTAATTTTTGGATGCGCCTGGCTTATTCGCTCAATCGTTAGTTTGTCCTCCATTGTTTTTATTTTTTTCCATTAAGTACCAACGTCGCAAGGTATATCCGGAGGCTAAAACAAAAGCGACTATTTTCATTGTAGCGTCAACGTTTGCGAATGATATTGCGTAAAAAGTTCCGGTCAAAAGCGATGCTTTTAAGTCTAAAAAGTATTGTCTCATTTTTTTAATCGTTCAACTATATTTGTAATCCCCTCGATACCTATGTAAGCCGTCGCAATAATCACCCAATCGGAAGAGGTTAATGTTTGAGTAAATAAACCTCCGCAAGCTACTAAAAAAACTAATAACTTGCGTGAAATCCATTTGCTTAAAATTAAATCAAATTGCTCTTTACTCATTTTCTACTAAATAACCCATTTGCTCAAAAGCTAATTTTGAGTAAAGCTCTGCGCTTGCTAAATTTTGCTCCTCACCCACTTGCAATTCAACTGAAAATGTACCTTGTTGAACGTCGCTAAAAATTGCTCCCGCTCCGTCTTTAAAAGCCTCTTTACTCGCGTAGGTTGTAGCTGCAATTTCCAACGTTATTCCGTTAGCTCTCGCTCCATATTCC